GAAGGTTATTTGTATGATAAGGATATAGTAGAACAAGCGGATGAAGGTCCCGTCTATTCGGGTGAAGATATTTACAAAGGTTCCAACTACCTGATACAAGAAATGTGTCATCCTTGCTTTGACCCTGTAGAGATTTTAAATCCAGAGAATTTGCCAGAAGATATACAGAGTTTTTATAATGGTGAAGAAGATTTGCTCGGATAAATAAATCATAGCAAATAGTATAGAAGCAGTAATACCATGCCTCTGAACAAACTAGATAATTTTATTAAGAATACTGAAGGTCGTATCTTATATGTAAGTCCAGCAGATTTAGACTCTACTGATAGTATTGATAATACTGGTAATTCTCTTGCCCGTCCTTTTAAAACGGTTCAAAGAGCACTTTTAGAATCAGCAAGATTCTCCTATGTGAGAGGGAATAATAATGATTTGATTGAAAAAACTACCATTCTCTTGATGCCAGGAGAACACGTTATTGATAATAGACCTGGTTTTTACATTAAAAATAATGGAGGAACTGCTACTGTTGTTTCTCGTGGTGGAGCAGAAACTGCAGCATCCTCAACTCTGGATTTAAATTTAAATACAAACTTTGATTTAACACAAGAAGATAATATTCTTTATAAGTTTAATAGTGTTAATGGTGGTGTTATTGTTCCTAGAGGAACATCAATCGTTGGTCTTGATTTAAGAAAGACCAAACTGCGCCCACTTTATGTTCCCAATCCAACTGATACTACTTGCGATTATTCTGCAATCTTCAGAATTACTGGTACTTGTTATTTCTGGCAGTTCTCCTTTTTTGATGGTAACGAAATTGGAACTGTTTATACAAATCCAGATGATTTCTCTACCAATAATAAATCAAAACCAATATTTTCACACCACAAATTAACTTGCTTTGAATATGCTGATGGTGTTAATACAGTCACAGGATATGATCTAACAGATCTTGACATGTATTATGCAAAACTTGGTAATGCATACAATACAGGATCAGGTAGTCCAGATAGAAATATTGATGGTAAGTATCCTGCTGACACTGATGGATTTGCAAAGCAGAGACCTGAATGGGAAATTGTTGGTGCATTTGCATCTGATCCTATCTCAATCAGCAATATTGAAGCAGGATCTGGAGGAACTCCAAACAATCAAGTCACCGTAACAACAGATATAGATCACAATCTTACTGCAGGAACACCAATTAAAATTAGTGGTGTTGATCCTACAGACTACAATATTTCAACAAAAGTTCAAAGTGTTGATTCATCCAATCCAAGAATTTTTACATATCTACTTCCAACATTCAGAAAGAATCTTCCTACTCCGGGAAATTCTGCTGGTGCTGAAGTAACTATTGAAACTGATACTGTATCTGGTGCTTCTCCATATATCTTTAATATTTCATTGCGTTCTGTTTTTGGTATGAACGGAATGCACGCTGATGGAAGCAAGGCATCCGGATTCCGATCAATGGTTGTCGCTCAATTTACGGGTGTTTCACTTCAAAAAGATGATCGTGCATTTGTAAAATACGACAAGACTTCTAGAGCATATGCTGGAATAGACGTATCAAATACAGTTTCTGGAGCAGACTTATCAAATGGTTCTTCTTCTACAGATCCGAATCAAATTTATCATTTAGATTCTGAGGCAGTTTATCGTCAGGGTTGGGAACAAACTCATATTAGAGTTTCGAATGATGCAATTTTACAGATTGTTTCTGTCTTTGCTATTGGTTACAACAAACACTTTGCTATTGAAAGTGGTGGAGATGCATCAATTACAAACTCAAACTCCAACTTTGGACAGTTGTCTCTGGTTGCTGATGGATTTAGAAAAGAAGCATTTATAAAAGACAATAAAGCATTTATTACAAATGTTATTCCACCAAGATCTTCTAATGAAGAATTAGAACCAATCGATTGGTTGTCTATTGATGTTGGTATTACAACTGCTGTTGGAGTCTCTACTCACTTATACATTCGTGGATTTGAATCTTTTGATAATATTCCGTCAGTTATAACACAGGGATATCGTGTTGGTGCAAAAGTAAATGATACATTATTCCTGAATGTTGGTTCTGGAACTAGTGAAGCAAGCATTTATATGCAGGACGGAGTAACATCATCTGCTAAAGAATTTGATGTCACCGCTGTTGCAGATAGTAAGTTAACTATTGGATTAAATCATGGATTGCAAACTGGTGAAAAGGTCGTTCTTATAAGTGATAATGCAGACTATCCCGAGAATATTCAACCACATATTGTTTATTTTGCAATTTCTTTATCTGATTCATCTGTTACGGCAGATAGACCAAAAATTCAACTGGCAAGAACAAAAACAGATGCCGACAATCAAAACTCCATTATTTTCTATGGAGGAACAGAACTACGAATTTTAAGTAGAGTTAGTGATAAGAGTGCAGGAGAAGCAGGACATCCCGTTCAATTTGATACTAGTGAAAATCGTTGGTATATTACAGTTGACAGTGGTAATGGAATTTACTCCGCTTTAAATACTTTAGGTGTTGCTGAAATAGGTGCTGCAACTAATCCCACTTTTATTAAGAGAGCACCAGATAATAGAAGTTTAGATGAAAAGATTTATAAATTTAGAGTTGTTATCCCTAAAGAACTTGAAAATGCAAAAACACCAGAATCTGGATTTGTTATTCAAGAATCTAGCACAACTGGTTTTACATCAACATCAGAGTCTAATTTTACAGAACTTGGACTGAATAACTTTGAATATGGAAGAAATAATAGATTTATTTCAACATGTAGTCATAACGCAGGAAGTTCAACTGTAGTCACAGAACTTCCACATAATCTTGATGTTAATGATCGAGTCATTGTTACCAATGTAACTGACACAAATAATACAGTCGGTTCAGCAACTAGTGGATACAATGGAACATTCATTGTATCGTCAGTAAGTGCAGATAATATGTCCTTTACCTATGCTAATGCTAACGGTAATCCAGGAATATTTAATAATGATACAAGCACAAGAGATATTAGTCTTCCAAGGTTCCAAAGAAATGATTTACAAAATAATTTTTATGTTTATCGTAATGAAATAGTTAATGAATATATTGAAAATCAGCAAGACGGTGTTTATCACATCTATGCATTGAAAGCTGATAATGCAATAAATTCAGAATTCACTGATCTTGAGTATGGGCAGAATGTCGTAGACCTTTATCCACAAACTGATAGAGATAATGTAGAAGATAATCCCGGATCAACACAATCAAGAGCACTTTCGTCTCCAATCGGTGATGTTAATACCAGTGATTTAAAAGGAAGTATTACAAGAGAATCTGCAGATGCTTTTGTACATAAACTTGGTGGTGGTATTATAGTTGATTCTGTTCTTCCATTAAGCAGTGGAATATCTACAATTACATTCAATAGAAATCATAGATTTGCTGGCATTTCAACTGCAACACTTTCGAGTGTAGGTTCAGGAACGAGAACAAACGGAACTTATTATAATGTAAAACTTTATAATGAGAATTCATATAGTACTTGGAATGGTGCTACTGCAACAGTTGTTGTATCCAGTAATGCCATTAGTGGTTTCCAAATTCAATCACCAGGATCTGGATATTCTGATAATGATACTCTTTTCTTTGACAATGCAAATATAGGTGGAGCTCAAGATGGTTCGATCACTGTATCAAATTCTGGTATTTCGACCAGTATTGGAGATGTGGTTCAGGTTACAGGTATTGCAACAATTTCTGATGCATATTATAGAATTACTAATGTTCCAACTTCAAATAGAATTGCGATTGCACAGACTGCCGGTGATCCACCAATCAAGCAAGGTCATTTAGTTATTAATGTAGGACCTTCCATTAATATAAGTTCTTCCTCATTCTCTAGTGGAATTACAACTTTCACATGTTCATCTGCACATGGATTAGTTGCCGGTAATAAGTTTAGAGTCATTGATGATGTTAATAATAACATAGGTGATTATTTCGTTAAATCAAAACTAGATGTCAACACATTTACAGCAGAAACTACTACAGCACTGACAAATCCAACGTTTGTATTGAAGCATTATTTTGCATCTAATGCTGGTGTTTCTGATGCGAGTAATGAAAACTTAGCAGGTAGACAATCAACATTCTTCGATGGTGATACTCTTACAATTAGTAATGGTGGAGATCTAATTGGAATTACTACAAATCTAATTCCAGTCACACATTCACAATCTGGTGCAGCAGCTGGTGTTGGTATCACTGAAAGATTCCCACTTGGAACTTATATTCAAGTTGATGATGAGATCATGAGAGTTTCTTCATCGACTATTACAGGAACTAATAAACTTTCTGTTCTTCGTGGAGTATTTTCATCTAATGTTGGAATACACTCTGATACTTCATTAGTTAAAAAAATCAATCTAATTCCTGTAGAATTCCGTAGACCATCAATCATTCGTGCCTCCGGACACACATTTGAATATCTTGGTTATGGTCCTGGTAACTATTCCACAGGTCTTCCACAGGTTCAGACAAGAACTCTAACTGAAAGGGAAGAATTCTTATCACAGTCTCAAGAAAGATCTGCTGGTATTGTTGTTTATACCGGTATGAATAACAGAGGTGACTTCTACATTGGTAACACCAAGAAGTCTTCTTCTACTGGTGAAGAAACCTCTTTCGATACTCCAATTCCAACAGTTACTGGTGAAGATCCAGCACGTTTGAGTGCAATCTTCGACGAGATTACTGTTAAAGAGAGAATTATTGTTGAGGGTGGAGACTCCAGACAAATTCTTTCCCAGTTTGATGGCCCTGTTACATTTAACAACGAAGTGAGAATTAAGGATAAACTCTCACTGGCAAACAAACTGACTATTAAAGACTCAACAAACTCTACGAGTCCTGCAAGTGGTGCACTGATTGTTGAAGGTGGTGTTGGTATTGGTGGAGATATTCATATTGGCGGGGAAATGTTCTTCCCTGACGATAAGAAATTGAACTTTGGTAACAGTAATGATTTACAAATTTCTCATCAAGCAGATTTCTCTTCTCAATTAGATAGTGCAGGAAACCAAATCACAACAGGATCTGCAAGTTTAATTGAAGATGCTCTTTTTGATGATGGTCCACTGGTATTTAAATCAAATGCTGGAACTGGCCAAGGAGCATTTCAATTCTTTGATTTAACTTGGAATCCAAAACTAAAAATATTTTCAGGTGATGACGCAGGGGTTAAACTCTACTATGGAAATAGTGGTTTAAAATTTGAAACCACCAACCTTGGCACCAGGGTCACTGGTATTATGAGTGCGACTGATGACATCATAGCCTATGCTACTTCTGACGAAAGACTGAAGGACAACATTGCACCTATTGATGACCCACTTGCAAAGGTCATTTCGATCAGTGGTAATACATTCGATTGGAACGAGAATACTAATAATGAAGGAAGTGATACTGGTGTCATTGCACAAGAAATTGAGGCACTTGGACTCCCAGGATTAGTCACAACGAGAGATAATGGATACAAAGCAGTCCGTTATGAAAAACTTGTTCCTCTACTTGTAGAGGCAATTAAGGAACTCTCTAGCAAAGTTGATGCACTTGAGCAAAAATTATCCGATAAATAACTCTAAAGCTTATAGTAATGGCAAATATTAGAAAGTCATTTAATTTTAGGAATGGTGTACAAGTTGATAATAATAATTTTATAGTTGATCCGAATGGTTTGGTGGGAATTGGAACATCCACTCCCACCGAAGCAATTGATGCACTGGGAAATGCAAAAATAAGTGGTCTTACAACAACATCAACGTTGGGTGTCGCACAGACTGCAAACTTTTATAATGACCTAAAAGCAGGATCGATTAATATTGATCCTGTAAGTGGAATAGTCACCGCAACAAAATTTGTCGGTGATGCATCTGGATTAACTGGTATTGTTGCAATTTCTACAACTGGATTTATTGCGGAAGGAGTAGGAATTCACACATTTAAATCAGTTGGTATAGGAACTACAAATCCAGAATATTATCTTCAAGTAGGTGAAAATCCTGCTTCAGGAGTTGGTGTTGGAATCACTGATGGTGGTATTGTTGCAAGTGGTGTTATTACTGCAACTACATTTGTTGGAAATTTAACCGGTAATATTACTGGATCAGTAACTGGTGTAGCCGCATCTACAACTAAACTTGAGACTGCTAGAGATTTTAGTATCAGTGGTGATGTAGAAGCAAGCACCATATCTTTCGATGGAACTAGTAATGTTAGTTTTGCATCTACATTAACATCTAGTTTCAGTGCTAATACGAGTGGTATTATAACTGCGAGTAAGTTTGCAGGTCCTACAGAATCAGCAACATCGACAATTACTACAGGTACAATCACAAATGCAAACATCACAAATGCTGATGTTGGTATTGGAACCTTTGATGATTTAAGAATTGATAAGGCTGCTGGTGCAAGTCTTGTTGTCACGAGCACAACAAACTCATCCGTAAGTATTGGTGAATCTGTTGGTGCTGGTAATAGTAGTGCTCAGTTGCTCTATACACCCGGTACAGGACGTTTAGATATTAATAACTATGATGTAGGTGGAGTGGTTATTAACCTTCATGAGGGCACTGGAACAGGTACAACAGAAGGTTTTATTGTTAAGTATGATAATAATAAGCAATTTGAAGTTACTTATGATGGAAAAGTAGGTGTTAATCGTAGTGGTGCAACACTTGCAGAGAATTTTGAAGTAGGTGGAAGTGCGAGAATTACCCAAAATGCAAGAATCGCAGGCGTTCTTACCGTAAATCAAGGTGGACCAAACGAGATTACTCTTGGTGATGGCAGTAATCTTCCAATTTCGGAAACTCAAAACTTTAATGTAGTTTCTGGAATTAGTACATTTAATAAGTTAAATGTAGGAAATAATCTCAGTGTTGGAAGTAGTATTACTTCTGGCACTACTGCATACTTTGGAGGTAAAGTTGGAATTGGAACCACAAATGATCATATTTTCAAAACTGGTCCAACTGCACTAGTTGGACACGTACAGGGTTCAATATGGGCGAATCAAGGTTTCTATACCGCAGGAAAAATTATACTTACCGATGAAACTGATGGATCCTCTTATGTTGATGATAGAGTTATTCCAAATGATTTTAGTCCTATAGTTCCCTTTGTTGATTATGGAGATTTTCAAATCAAATCTGGTGGATCATCATTATTTACTGAGAATTTATTAATCGTTCCTTCTGTTGGTGAGGTAGTATCGGGAGTTGGAACAACAAATGGTTCATTAATTCCAACTAGTTTCTTAACAGGTGGAAGTAAATATCTAACCAAAGTTGGAATTAATACTTATGCTGCAAGAAGTTTATTTGATGTAGGTGCAGCATCGACTACGATGAATTCTTACTTTATTCCACCATCTTTGAGTCAGTCGGATATTGATTTAGTACGGGTTCTACATGAAACACCAACAGCATTAGGATACACACAGTCGAGAAAAGTAACTCCTGACGGTATTGTTCCTGGTGCGATTGTTCATAATCAAACAACAAATACTATTCAGGTTGGAGCATCAACAAATACATTCAGAAACTTGAGTCCTGTTGTTGCATTTGGAACCATTGTTAGTGGTGCCATATCAACTCCTGCTGATGGATATAATTTGAACGCTCCAGCAAACAGTACTAATGATGCAAACTTTAGTTTTAGTACTGCATTACAATCAGCAGACTATACGGTAATTGTTTCTAATACCGGAACATCAACATTTACTGTTCCTGAAGTGAATAAAACAACTGCTGGATTTAGAATTACTTTTAGTTCTAGTGCTGCAAGTAAAAGTTACAGTGTAATGATACTTCAAGTATAAGGACTTGACAAGACTCTGAAAACCCTATAGACTACCTTTGTCTAGGTTGAAGAGATACTATAAGACAGTTTAAGAACCGTCCACCAGGTCGCACTGGGGGCGGTTTTCTGCTATAATATATTCATACCGAACAGGAGAGCACTTGACCGTCACCTTGCGACCCCATCAAAAGGAAGCAGTCAATGCGATGTGGGACAACAACAAAGGTCAGGTCATCATCCCTACTGGTGGTGGCAAGACCATTTGTATGATCGAAGATGCCATGACTAACATGGAACTTATCAACAACGGT